CCTTCACATATTCCGGAACCAATGATTGATGATTGACAAATTTAATTCCCAAATCTGTCAAACGATAATAACCGGAACGCGCATGACCTCTTTGTGTTGTTTCCGCTTGAATCAATTTGAAATAAACTAATTTTTGCCAATCGGCGCGTTGCATTGGAGTAAATTTTAACCGATCCAATATATTAATGTAGTTTTGAAATTCGTTTCCGTTTCGGTCCACATGTTTTTTAAAATGTATTAAACAAAACACCATTGACGATGTCAATTTTCGTTTATACATTTTCACATAATTATTGCAACATGGACAAATTGTTCCATTTGTCATGTTTTCGCGCAAAAATTGTTTTGCTTGTTCAATTGTCATTTCTGAATTCATAATTTTAAAATTTTGGATGTTGTGAAATATTTATGAAATATCTGTTTGATTCTTTTATTCCAAACATTATTTCCTTAATTAATTTTTTTATTTGATTCATTAAATTTTTGATTTGTATATTAATTCAACTTTTGTTCCATGATCAATGATTCGGTCCGGAACAACATCAATTGTTTCCGGATCTGAAATGATTCGAAATGAAGGCAAAGGAACGCCGGACGCGGTGTTTTCCCATCTGAATTGTTCAATTCGTTCATCTAAAATTTCACCGAATATTGATTGAACATGTTCAACTGAACATTCAAAATCATGTGCATAAGAAAATTTATTCCATTTTCCGGATTCGAATTTTTCGAAATTTCGTTTTATTCGTTCTTTGTGTGTCAAATGCTTGTTTTCCATTTTATTTTTGTTTTTGTTTTTTGATTTTTAACCATAATTCAACATTGATTTTTCGACGTTCACGATTTTTGGATGATTCATTCCAATATTTGATGATTTCCAATTCTTTTTGTGACCAATATACATTCATGACATCAATGTTTTGTTCAACCTTTTGACCATTTCCAACAAATCAATTTGTGATTTGTTGACGTGTTTCATTGCGTCAATAAAATAAATATCATCACAAAAATATTTTCCGGAATTCCATTTTTCCAATTCCTTTTTTCGTTCTAAAATCTGTTCGTTAATTGTGCTTTTTAAAAATCCGTTTTTGTCAAATTCTAACGGATCTGAAATCATTGGAATAATTCCATGAATATACATCAACAATAATTCCATCGGAATTTCACCATTGTAATCATCACGAATCCATTCATCACGTTTCATGTTTTCGACATGTTGTCGAATAGGTGTAATTTTTTCAAACATTGTTTTTTTCATTTTGTTTTTGTTTTTGTTTTTGCAACAATACAAAATAAATTTAATACAAAACAACAAAACCGAAAAAATAATTCAACAAATGTTCAACACATGATTGTTGAAAACAAAAAAAAATGGTGGACCACCGCCCACCATTTTACAAAAAACAAAAACAAATTACATTGTTCAAAACAAAATTCGACAATTTATTTTTTATTTGTCAATACATTTTTCATAAAAAAAACAATTACTAACAAAATAAATATCAAACCGAACCATTTCAACCGGTCAAACCATTTGTCAAACTCACATTCAACCGGAAAATGAACAACCGGAATTTTCTGTTCAACTATTTTTTCAATGAACATTGTGTCACATTGCGCGTCAACAAATATGGAATCATGAACACGAACGATTTGAACGCGTAAACGATCACGTTCAATGAACAATGTGTCATTCAACACGTCAACGTGAACAATCGTGTCATATTGGACGCGTGGAACCAAAATTGACAACGTATCGATTCGAACAATGGTGTCGTTTTTGTGGACGTGTGGAAATTTGTCAACCAAACGTTGATGTCTTTTAATCGGATCACACGAAATCAACGTCAAACATATCAATAATGTCAAAAAATATTTCATCACTTTGTGTTTTTTCGTTCGTAAACGGCAACGCCGGAAATAACCAAAACAAAACAAACCAATTCCATCAACATCCAAACCGAATTTTCTGACGTTGTATAAAATAAAACAACATAAGTTTGCAAAAATAACGTTCCGTAAATTGCCAAAAAACGTTTTGATGATTCATCAGAATTGGTTCGAATTAAATTCAAAATAAAATTGATGATTTTTTGTTTCATCGTTCCGAAATTTTCACAATCAAATCATGAACGTTTTTTGACAACAAATTCACATTTCGCGTCAATTGTTGCAATTCAATTTGTGTTCTTTCCTCAATACGTTTGACGTCATTTTTTTGTTGTTGTTCAACTAAATCAATTCGTGATTTGTTTTCCAATGTTATATCAATACATTTTTTGACATCGTTCACAACTCGATGAAGGAAAAAACCAACAATTGACATCAACAATGTCATAATTGAACCGGACGTAATAAAAAACTCGTTCATCTTTATTTGAAATATGTTCGTTTATTTTTGAATTTATCACCAACAACACATTTCAAAATTGCGCGTCGCTGAAATTTGACTAAATAATCAATTTCAGGTGATTCTTGAACAATAACCGGAATGTCCAAAATTTTATATGAATGATTATGTGCGTTGTAATCTGAAATAAACAATTCATTTTCTGATAACAATAATAAATCTGTCAATTTTGAAATCTGACATTCTTCCAACGGATCCGTTTCGATAATATACGAATTCAAATTTTCACGAACAACGGATTTCATTTCCCTATTTTGATAAATTAAATTATCAATTTCGGTGTTCGGTTGTCTGTTTCCAATGAATCCATAAAAACGGAACGTGTCAACAACATTGGTTCCGGTGAAATCAATTTGTTCAATTTCTTGTTTCAAATTGTATTTAACCTTTAATCGTGCCGTTTTTAACGCGTTTTGAATTGAATATTCGCGTAAATCGTAAACACCCCAAATCAACGAACCATTTATTCCGGAAATATTAAAATTCACCTTCAATGTGAAACATCCAATTCCATCCAAATTGAAAACATCAATCCAATTGATGGTTGTATAAAATGAGAATTGTTCGTTCACAAATGGTTTTGGTGTCGGAACAAATGTTGTTGGTTGACCATTTTTTTCCAATACAAATTGAATGGTGTCAATTTGATCACTTAATTTGATCCACGCGGACGTTACGTCATTTTTCCATGTATCGTTTGAATTTGACGCCAACACCAACATTGGTGGACATGAACAACATTCATCAAAACCGCGTTTTTGTTCCATGAATTGTTTCGGCAATCGAATTGATTTGAATTCGCGTTTGGTTCTATCTTCAATTGGTTCACATTGAAAACATTCCGTTGTGTAAGCATTTGTAAGAAATCCATCAACGTAATCGAATACAATATTTGTCGGACAATCTTTCTCATCTTTTGAATTAAACCACAATGCCCCATTGTTTGGCGGTTGTCCGATTACTGCAATATTATCAATAACCCAACTAGGTCCGGTATTCGTAAAAACTAACTCAAAATTTTCTCCAAACAAACTAAATTGCCAAAATGGTTTTCCGTTAAAAAACGCGGTAGGTTCATTTAATTCAATACATTCATAGTCAACCCCATCGGCTGACATACAAATTTTAATACATCCGCATTCTATTGGCATTTTTTATTTTTTTAATAGTCAATTAAAATTAAAAATTTGTTGGTTGTTGATATTCCTTTTGCAAATTAGAACATCACCGGTTTTCATCATGACAATTCATTTATCAAAAAAGTTTTCGCGGTTGAATCCATGAACGGCAATGTCGAATCATTTATTGATTGAATCAATGGTTGTTTGTTTCCTAAAACGTACGGAAACAACCATTGCGCGGAACCACTCGAAACATCCGAAACCTTTTGTTTCGCGGTCAACAAATCATCACCGGAATCAACGAAAAATTTAATCAAATTAGTTGTTGCCGTTTCCAATTCTTGTTGACGTTGCAAATTTCGTTCGTGGTAAGTTTGTGTTAATTTTTCCATTTTCTTAAATTGTTTCAATTAGTAATTGGTTCAAATATGCAGTTGATGTATTTGTGTCACCGGCGTTTTGTGGATTTCTATAAATCATCACCGAAAACGGTTGATTCGGTTGTAATGTTGCACCACTGAAAACGAATTGAAATTGATCATCTAAAAAACCGCCTAAAACCCCAACAACGCCCGAAATCCATTCCGTTTGTAATTCACCACCATATTCATTTAAATTGCCAATTTGAGCCAATCCAATCCCAAAAAATGTGTTACCGCCGTTCGGACATGTGATTTTTGCCGTCACTCGAATATTTTCCCCATTTACATAATCGGACGGCAAAACAAAATTTGAATAACAACCATCAGGTTGACCGGTTCCGGCAAATGATTGTAAACGCCAACGATCTAACAATGTGACCAACGCCGTTGAACCAACTGTCAATCCATCCCATGCAAAACCAACCGCAAGCGACATATTGTAAGCATATTCGGAATAAACCATTTTTTGAACACCACCACCAATGACTAAATCACCGGAACCCAAAACGGAATTCCCATTGATGGTTTTGATATTTGTTCCGGAAATCAATTCATTTTGTTTCAAATCCAACGCGTTTTGCGTTGCCGTTGAAATTGGTTTGTTTAAATCTGACGTGTTGTCAACATTTGACAATCCAACATCGGATTTTGTTGTTCCATGTGGATTTGTCCCATCATCCAAAACCAATTGTGAATGATTTGATATTGGTGTTGGAATCACCGGTAAATTGTCTAAATCATTGTAATCATTTGAAATTGCAACCGCACCCAATGTTGATTTGACAAAAACGTCAATTGATTGTTTTACCGCAATTCCTTTGATTTTGCGCGTTTGATACGTTACCGAACCAACATCGAAAAAATCGATGTCCAAAAAATCATTATCATTCAATTCAAATGATTCAATCGGATATTCATGAATTTTAGCCATTTTTTTATTGTGTTTTTACAAATTTACGAAATAATTTTTTGGAAATCGTTCGTTGTCATTTTCAATTCATTGTCCGTTGTCATTTTTATTATTTTAATGACGTCATCACATTTTTGTTTTATTTTACATGTGAATTTTACACCATTCGACAAATTGATTTTTTCCGGATCAAAAAAACATTCCATTTGTGCAATGTTTGGTTGTGGATATGTGATGACCATTTGAACACCATTCAACGGAACCAATGGATTTTGTTGGTTGTTGTCAAACGGCAAAATTGACGAACAAATGAAACGCGGTGATGATTCTGTTGGTTCAATCGTAATCATTCCCCATGTTCGTTGTGCGTTCCATGTTCCGGAAACCAATTCATTTGTTGCCACAACACGCATTTGTTCGCCTTCTGTGACAACACCAACATTTTGATTTGTTGCGTCAATGAACAATTCGATTGACTGAATGATGTTTGGATCTGAATCATAATTTTTATTAATGAATTGGTTTGTGTGAATAAACGCCAAACCATTTTTTACCAATGACAATTTCAAACGCAAATTCCAATTTGGTTGATTGTCATATTGTTCCCAATTTCTATTTTGCGTCGGATAAAAATCAACATTCGCGTTCAATTGTTCCAACCAATATTCCCAACGTAATAAAAAAGGAAAATAAATTTCAACACCATATTCATTTGCAACATCCAACGCCGAACGCAATTTCAATTTTGCGTTTCTTTTTTCTGAATTGTTCGGTAAAGTAGAAACAATATTTTGTGTTTCATTCAATAAATATCTACCATCATTCGAAATTTGAACGCCGGAAAAAACAAATGTTGTTTGTTGCAAAGTGAAGGAATCAAATGTAACATCGTTGAACGCCTCGATTGAAACGGAAAATGAATCAATTATTTCATTCTTTGTCAAACGAAATGTTCCAAAATACGAAATGTCATCTTCTGTGTTCGCCTCAAATCCGGTGTTGTTTCCACTTTGTTCATCAACATTTTCCGAATGATCCATAAATCCAAAATCTGAATTCATTTCCAATGCACCGCCAACCGCCGGTTCGGTGAATAATTGATCTGCAAAAACCAAATGATTAATGTTTCCACATTTAACCCAAATATAAAACAAACGATCACCATCATTGACATTGGACATAAATTGTCCAAAATTTACATTTGGAATAAAATCAAATTCAATTGTTGTTTGTGAACCTAAAACGGAAACGTTTTTGATGTCAATGTCATAACCGGCTAAAAATGGATTCAATTCAGAATTTAAAAACGGCAATCCGGAAACATCGGATGTCGGAATCAACATTGTCAATTGATTTTGATTTCTTGTTTGGTTTTTATAGTATAAATCATTAGTTGAAATATAACATCCACCAATTCCAATGTCATCAATTGGACCATCAACAATGATTGTGTGATTCGTTGTCGAAATATAATCAACATTTGATGTTCCGGAAACCAAAACGGAATTGGATGGTGATGAATTATGTGATTGATTGAACCAACCGGTATTCCCATTTTCATCAATGATTGTTGTTTCAAACGGCAATCCATCATTTGGAATTGATTTCCATTTGAATTTTGTGAAAAACTTCAAACATTCGTTCGTGAAAAACCAATTGGAATTGTATGGTCCGGACTGAATGAAAACAATTGTCAATTTATACGCTAAAAAACCATCATTCGTGTTTGATAATCGTTCCAAATTCATTGATTCAACAAATTGACCGGATTGATTTGGAATTGAAATTCCATTGATGACATCCAAAACATTCATTGTTTCAACACCCAAAAACAAAAAATCCGTTTGTTCACCATCAATCAATGAATTTGGTTGTCCGGAAACGGAATTCAAACATTGATTGACCAAAATGTTCATATCAGCGCGTGGACGCGGTGTTTGAAACCCTAATGGTGGCGGAATCGGTGAATCTAAAAAATCCAATGCAAGAATGACCAACGTTTCCAAATTTGTAATGTCGTAAAAAACCGGAATTGACGTAAAATCAGCAACCGAATTGTCAACATATTCTATTTTTGAATAAAATGTGTTTAACAACGTACCATTTGAATCATATCGCAAAAACAAACACCAATCACCAACGCGAAATCCTTCATCCAACCAACCAATTGTTGGTGATGTGATCGCGTTTAATGAAACATCCAATGACAACGGATTGTTTATTGTTGTTATTCGAATTGATGTCCGAAATAATATTTCAGAAACTAATTTATCACCGGCGTTTGCAATGAATTGTGACGTTTCAACACCGAAAACATCAATGAATTTTTTATTTTGAATTTGTGTTGGCATATCGTTTCGATAATTTGATTAATGATTCAACGTCACCATTTTTCACATGATTCATGATTGAATTGATTTCGGATTGTTCCGTTGTTAATTTTTCACGCATTTCAACCGGCAATTGATTGATCAAATTGTTTTGATCCTTAATTAATGAATTCAAATTGACCGATAATTGATTGACCAAATTGATTGTTTCATTCGCGTTTTTTTCAAAATTGTCCATCTGTTTAATCGTTTATTGTTATTATGTTAACTTTGCCAACGGCGTAATTGTTCGGTATTTGATATGTAATTGTAGCCAATGATTTTTCATCATTGAAACGAATTGTCAAAATCTCACAAACAACACCATCAATTTCCGCAAAATTATTGTTCAACAAATTTACGAAATCATTTTCAGACATTCGCACCGGCGCGTTTTCAAATATTTTTTGACCATTCAAATTAATTTCGTCTATTTTGTGATAATTTTGATATATTTCAAACGCGCTAATTTTATCTAAATAATTAACCGGTTGTTTTCCGTTAACTTGAAATAAAATTTTTGATTGACTGAAAAATGGTTGTGAAATTTGCGTCACCCCAATTCGATTTTGTATTTGTGCAACAAAATTTGATGAACCGCCAACGGCATTAACAACAACATCAACAATTTGAAACAATGATTTTGCGAATTTTTCAACAAAATTCAATTCGTTTTTTCGAACACCCAACGCAAACGGAATTTGAATGTTGTTCAATCCTTTTATTGTGACTAAATCCGGATTCACAATGTTTGTTGGTTCGGTTGAAAATTCGGCGTCGGATGGATCATATTGGTCAATTGTATGAATGTCTGAAAAATCAACCAAATATCGAATATATGAACGTTTGAAAACTGAATCAGTATTGAAACGCGTTTCACTTTGTCTAATATCTTGTAAATTCAACGCCGGAATGATTTGGTTTTGTGTTGTTGTGGACCAAAAATCACGACGTTCAATTTGAACAACACCATTGAACACGCGTGTTCGCGCGTTGAACATTGTTTCAACCGCGTCAATCAACAAACCCAATGTTGGCGTCGTATCGGACGCGGTCGGATAACCTTTTGTAAATGACGCGTTCAAATCATTTTCTAAAAACTGAAAAATTGATTTTTTTTCTTTAATTAATGGAACCGGTAAAATTGCCAAATTTGACCATTGGTCCAACAATGTTGAATTTAATTGATAACCTAAAAACTGACATCCGGTTTGAATCAAATTTTTGATTGTGCAACCTTTTAAAAATCTAATTTTTGGAAAAACAACCTCGAACAATTGCGTTGCCAAATTTATAATTGCAACTAATAACAACGCCAAATAAACAATTCGCGCCGTTGCACGAACAAACAACATGATAATATGTCCTAATGGTGGAGCCGGTGGAACCGCGACATTTGGCGTGACCGCCTCAGTAATTTCCGAAATTGTGTCGGATATTTCACGAATTGTTTGAAATAAAATATTAGTTAACGAAAACAATGAAATTGACAAACCAACAATTCGCGAAACAATGTCATCCGGAATCACTAAAAAAGGAATGTCAATCAAATTGAATTGAACACCTTTTGACGCCATTAATTCAAACGATGTTCCATTTGCGTTTTCGAAAAAATTGTCAAATCCACCGCGTTTTTTTATTTTGACCTCTATTTCATAATCACGAAAAATTGCGTCATCTGACAAATCAACATAATATTGCAATGTGATATTGTTTCCCATTTGGATTTCATAAGGAATTCCTTCAAAAAAACCCAATGTTGAAATGTGTTGATCAATTATTTGTTTCGCCTCGCGTGGCAAAATAATTTTGTCCGCGTCCATTCTCAAAATGTCCGGTTGTCCGGTGAATGTGGATGTCAATCCAAATTCTAAAACGTTACGCGGTGAAACCTCGATTCCATTCAAAAAATGTTTCATTGTTCGGTTCGGTATCTGTTAAAAACTTTTGTATTTCCTCTTTTTGTGGTCCGAACAATTGTCAACGCACCATCAACGATTCGTTCCAATTCAATGTTTGTTTCCGGTTTGTTTCGAATTGTTTGTTCTAACGATTTTAATCGATTGACAATTTCATTGTTTTCCGGATCGGATTTCGTGTTGTTGACATTGATGATTGATTCCAATTCGCCGTTTCTGTATTTCAACGCTAAATTGGACAATTCATCATTCGAAATTTCACCAACATTTTTGTTTTGGTCCTTTGTCAAAACACGTTCGTTTGGATGTAATATTGACAAAAATCCACCTTTGCCATCAACACCATTTCCATTTGTTCCGGTGTCCTCAATACCTTTTTCAAACGCCGGCAATGATTGAATGAATTGTGTCAACAATGAAACATCGGTGATTGTTTTTACCAATGGATTTTTGACATCCGGATCATCGGCGTTTCGAATATACGATTGCAATGCGCCGGAAACCAATTGAACACGTTGTTTTTGTTTTTCTAATCGTTCTTTTTGACGTTGTGATTCATCAATGATTCGTTGTTCTTCTGCTAATGATTGTTGCGCGTTGATGTTTCCGGATTTCGCCAATTCTGAATACAAATCAAAACGTTGTTTTGCCTTTGTCATTTCTTGATCCAATTTATCAATTCGACGATCTGCCAAACGTTCAAACGCGTCGGTCAATGATTCAATGATTTTGATTTGTTCATCTGCTGAAATTTTTATTGTTTCGGTTTCTTTTGTGGTTGTTTTTTCTGTTTCCTTTTCTTGTTTCTGCAACAATTCCAACTTTTTGTCCAATATTTTTTCATCAATTTCAACAACGTCGTTTCCATAGTCAATTAGTAGTTGACGTTGTTTTTCCAATGATTCAATTTGTAATTGAATAATTTTTTCGTCAAATTGTTCTTGTGTGATTTCACGATCCAACAATTGTTGTTTCAATTCAATTGTTTGTTTTTGCAATTCACGTTCGATTGAATCGGTTTGAACCTTCATTCGTTCATCCAATGATGATTGCGCGTCCGGAATATCGGAAACCAACAAATCGTCAATTTCTTTTTTCTTTAATGCAACTTTTTTGATTCGGTCCATGAATGATTCAACCGCTTTATCATCACCTTCATCACCTTCATCACCGGTTGGAAATAATGGAATCGAAACACCTTCACCGGTTTTTTCCATTTCCAACAATGTTTTTTCATAAGATTCACGCGCAACATTGAACAATGGTGTGATTTCGTCCAATTGTGATTGCCACGCGTCAAATATATTTTCCAATTCATTAATTCCGGTTGCACCGAATTTGTCAAATAAATTTTTCAATGCTTGTTCACCGAATGAACCTTTGTAAAATTGCTGAATTGCTTTCGCGCTTTTATCAACTTCAAATTGGATTTTTGCCATTTCTTCTGACAACAATTCAAACGCAATTTGTTTTGATTTCAATTGTGTTCGTTGTCCGATTTGCTCAATTAGATTTTTTTCCGCTTCTGTTATTGCGTTTAAAAATTCAACTTCGGATTTGTAATTTCCTAACGTTGTTTTGTACTTTGAATTGATCGTGTTCATCAAATTCAAACGTTCTTTTGATTCCGGATTTGTGTCACGCAATGCGGAAAATAAGTTTCTGACTTGTCGAACCTCTTTTGCGCTTTCATTTGCCAAATTTGATTGTGATTCGGCAATGTTATTCATTGCGTCCGATGTTGTTCCGGCAATTTCATTCAAATTAGAAAATTCACGAACCAATTCCATGATTCCCATCAATGCAATTCCGACAATGTTTGTTTTTATGAATGAACCCAATTGACGAATCGAATTTCCTAAAATTTGCGTTGCGCCTTTCATGACGCCCATGTTTTTTGCACCTTGTAAAAATGATGACGCTAAAATTTTATTAACGCCAATTTGCGCCAATGTGACACCCTTATACCAAATGAACATTTTTCCAACATTCACCACGACATCCAAAATTGTTTCCAAATTTTCCGCCAATGACATGATAAAATCTTTCAATGTATCGGTCACACCGCCGGATTCTGACGCGCCTAAAATATAACCTTCCCACGCCGAATTCAAAATGTCTAATGATCCGGACAATGTGTCCAATTGTTTCAACGCCATTGTTTGCGCCGAACCACCGGCATTATTTAATTTTTCGGTTAATGTTGCGACGTCATCACCGGTTTCCGCCAAAATTGTTCCAATCACCGCACCACGTTTTCCAAACAAATCCAATGCAACCGCGTTTTTATCTGTTGCGTTGTTTATTTGGTCCATTGCTTGTTCAAACGTCATTCCGGTTTTTGCCAACTCCAAAAACACATTTCTTAAACCGGTTCCGGCGGTGGACGCGTCAATTCCTCGATCCGTCAATGTTCCAATCATTGCGGTTGTTTGTTCGATTGTTCGACCGGATGATTTCGCAATTGGACCAACAATTCCCAACGCCGTTGAAAACTTGTCAATGTCTAATGATGATGACGTGAATGATTTTGCCATGACATCAACAACGCGTTGTGTTTCTAATGTTGACAAACCAAATGCGCGAACATTTGCACCAACAATTGCGGCGGCGTTCGACAAATCCGTTCCCGACGCACTCGCCAACTGCAATGTTGCGTCGGTCACATTGTTTATTTCCTCTTGTGAAAAACCTAATTTTGCAAATTCCAATTGCAATTCACTAACTTGTGACGCGGTGAATTTTGTTGTTGCGCCCAAACGTTTTGCGGTTTCTGTCAATTCTGTCATTTCGGTTCTCGTCACACCCAAAACGGATGACAAATTCGCTTGTGCTTGATCAAAATCCTTCACAACATTGAACACGTTTCGAATAATCATTGCCGAACCAAACGCCAAACCCATTGATGACAACGCGCCGGTCAATTTACCCAACGCCGAACGATAATTTCCCACATTCCGGAAATTGTCACCAACTTGTCGATCCAATTTTTTCAATTGTTGATCACCTTTTTGCGCCGAACGTGTGACATTCTGAAATTCCTTTGATAGTTTTCTGTATTCGGCGGAATTTTTTCGACCGGATTGTTCCAATTTCAACATTTCCGCACCTAAACGTTTTGATTCGTTTTTTTGATTTCTTGTTTGAATAACTAGTTGTTGATATGCGTTGTTTTGGTCCTTTGTTTGTTTTAATTGTTTTTCATTCAATTTTTCTTGACGTTCTTTTTCGCGGTTCAATTGTTGATCCGTTTTCAATTGCGTTTGTTTGGTTTTTTGTTTTTGTTGTTCGACTTTTTGAATTTCTTGGTCCGCTTTCAACATTTCTTTTTGCAACTTCGTTTTTTCTTGTTCCGTTTTAATCGATTGTTGCATAATTTTTTCTGACTGAATCGACGCGTTTGTGACGTTCTGAATTCCTTTTGTGGTTTTTTCCAAACCAACAGACAATTCGTTTTTGATTATTTCCGCGCTTTGTTTCAATGACGCGTTCATCAAATTCAATTGCTGAATTGTTTTTTGTGCTGAATCTCTTATTTCTTTATATAAATCGGATTCCGCTATTTCCGACCTCTTAATTTGTCCTTGTGCCATATTCGTCAACTATTTCATAAAATTCAACAACTTTTATTTCTTTTATTTTTAATTGAAAACCCAACCATTTTGACAAATGGATCAATGATTTTTCAATTGTCAAACCATCACCAAAATTCATTTTTAATGATTCAATTTTTTGTTTTAATATTTCAATTTTATTCAATTTGAATCGATCACCGGTCAAAACAACATCACATTCCAAAACCGATTTTTTACGAATTAAATTCAAATAATTTTCAAATTTTGCACTAATTCCAAAACGAACCAAAAATTCATCATGTAATTTTTCCCATTGCTTAAAATTGTCCGGATGTTTTTTTCGTTCTTTGTTCACAAATTCAATTTTTCCATCCATGCAATTTTTCCAATCAAACAAAACCATTTCGTCAATTGATTCCCAAAATGAAACGCGTGAACGAAATATATTTTTTCCGTAATTCATCAATGTAAATATTTAAGTTGTTTTCTGTCAAACCCAAAATATTTGTTGTCCACCAATCTGACGATTGCATTTTGTCCGCGTTCGCGTGGATCACCAATTCATTTGTCAAAACTTCAACAAACATTGAATTGAAAAATTGTCCGGTGTCCTTCAATGTGAATGGTGTTCCGGCAATTTTTTCCGGATTGATCATTTCTGTCATTGTTGAATACAATCCAATAATTTGTTCAAATTTGTCAACACCTTTTTTTTCCAATTGTTCATCCTTAATCAACCGCAAAATCAAACCTTTTATTTGATCATTGTGGACGTCAAACCATGTTTTTGCGTCATCCAACAACACCGCCAAACGCAATTGTTTTTCAATCAATGTTTCACCAATCATTTTTGATGTTTTCACAAAGTTACAAAAAAAAATGGTGACATTTTTCAACATCACCATTTCCATTTTTTTTGAACAATTTATTTTTTTGATTTCGGACGTGAACGATTCGGATTCGCTATTTTGAACGCCTCACGAATGAATTTTTCATCCAAATTTGGATATTTTTCAACCGCTTGTTTCATTGTCAACCCTTCAAAAACTTTTGAATTGATTGTTCGTTTTCCAATTATTATGTCCATATCTCAAATATTAAATTGTTGTTCCACTTTCCGAACCTTCAAATCCGGTTTTGTTTACTGAAAACGTTAATTCAACACCAACACCAATTGTTTGTGATGTATAGTCTAAATTATAATTTCCATTTGCCGTTTCAACAATTGCGTCCGGATTGAACGTTGTGATTCCATCGGAAATTGACCAATCTGTCAACGAATTTGCACCAACAAATGGTGTTGGATTGTACGCGGTGCCATAACAAAAAACAGCCGTTAAATCTGCGCTTGTTTGTGTGATGGTGTTGATAGTCAACAACACGTCAATCAAACCATCCAAATCATTGAAATTGATTCCGGATTCGTTTGGTGTGATCATTTTCATTGTTGATTCATCAAACAAACGATCAAAATCAAATCCGACCATGATTTTTTGTGTTGTTGAATCTGTCGCGAACATCAATTTTGGATCGAATGACGAGTTGTCAACCGGAATTGGAAACAATTCGTCACCAACTTTTGAACCGATTAAATTTCCGTTCACGTCAACAATAAACACACCAAAATCAACACATCGTGATTTTCTTAATTTACCCAAAAATTCGGGTGTTGAATCTTCCGCCCATAATTCACCGGCAAATGATCGTTTCCCTTGACGAATGAAAACCATTCGACCGCTATTCGCCTCTTCAAATATCGAATCCGCTTTTGGCAATTCAACATTTTCGAATTTAGGCAATGGAAACCATCGTTTTGATGGATCCGGTTGATTAACTAAATCGGACCAATTTGGAATTGGTGCCAACAAATTAATTGAATTTTTCACACCATCGTTTCCCACTAATGGCGTCAAAATCAACGTTGACGTCACCGATTGAAACGGAACACAATTTGGACGTCCGGTGTTGGATAATCCAACTTTGCAATCACATACATTCATAATTTCTAGTTTTTAATTTTTATTAACAAATACAATTTTCTTTAAATTTCGACAATGTGAATTCCAATTTTAAACCGGACAAATTCGCGTCCAATACATTTTGCAAAACACCATTGTCATTTTCTGTTCCGAATCTCGAAAATGTTCGGATTCGATATTCATCAACGTTTTCAAATTCGCGTTTTCTGTTTATTGTTTCAATGAATTCAACCAACAAACGTTCCATCGGTTCCACAACTTGTTCACGATGATCAATTGTGTAATATTGTGATGGATCGGTTTCATCCAAAAAAAACAATTCAACATTAATTGTTCGTTGATAACTCGAACCACGTCCAAAAATCGTTTCCGAAATCAATTCCAACATCCATATCAACGGCAATTTTTCGGTCAAATCGTTGTCCGCAATGGTCCATTCACGATTTGTTGCCAATTTGGTACCGGTTATATAAAACGGATTTTTTATATAAAACAATCCGTTCAAATCGTTCAAATGACCAACCGGAACCGCAACAATCCATTCGTCACGTTTTATTTCAGTCACAATAAATTCACCATCTGTCGAAACAACTTTTTGTCCGACGCGCAACCATTTTGTTTTGCACACGAACGTTTTTTGTTCCAACGCGTCAAATTCACCAACAATTGAATTGTCGATGTCATCCACAATGGATTGAATTATTTTTGTGACATCCTTCATGACCAATAAATTGTTCGAACACCAACACCATTGAATTCACGATAATTGGATGAATTGTCACACATGAATTTTTGAATGTTTTGAAAATTCATCACCGCGTCATTGTAACGCGTCAACAATGTTGTTTCGAACATTTGAATCGTTTCCGAATTTTCACCAACCGGCTTGACGTTTCCGTTCACCGACATTTGCGAAATAAGGTCACGAACATATTCAAAATAAATAAATCCCTTCAACATTTCAATAATTCCATCGGATGAAACAATTCGACATCCATCATCGTAATCAAACGATTCAAACACATCAACAAATCGTTGTGTTTGTGGTTGTCCATTGCTCAAATCCGATTCAAACAATCCAAACAATTCCGCGCCGAACAATTTTAACAAATAACGTTTTTCAAATTTGTCAATGTACGATTGAATTTTTGGTTGTTCATAAATTCCACCATGCAATTCAAATTTTCCTTTGCCGAAATCCGAAAATGTTATGTTTAAAATTGACATTGTTCAATGTTTTTAATTAACCGGATCAAACGTTTTGATCCGGTTTTTTTGTTGTTCTTTTTTTGCGTGTTGTTGGTTTCGTTTCTGTTTCCAAAATTGATTCAACAACAACGCGTTTTTTATTTTTACCATTGCAATCATCACATTCATCACAATCATCCGAACATCCGGATTTTTTCGGTTCAATGTGAACACATGCGACGCAATTCATCAACAAAAATGTTGACGTTTTTTCATCGACTTGGACAATTTGTCCGACTTCGAATTGTCCATATTTACGAATGATTTTGACTTTTTTCATGATCCGTTGTTTTTGGTTTTTATGGGGCGGTGATTAATGTCAACGCCGTTGCGATGTCATCACACTTCATGAACGCGTTTTCCTCAATTGTTGCAACATGGAATTGAATTCGTTCAACCGCTTTGATTGTCACAACTTCATGTTCGAAATTATCGTTGTTTTCATACGACATTTGCACCTCAACACCTTGACGTTCTAAAATCACACCACGCGTTGAATCAAACACATATAATTCATTTGGCGCAACCAATGGTGATGTCACAACGTTCATTCCGTTCAAAATTGCCGAACCGGTTGAAACGAAATTTGGCAACAAATAATCACCATCTGCGTTTTTCGTGTGTTGAAATTTCACATAATCGTTGTAATTCATTAAAATTGTATTTGCTTCCCAACTATTTTGCGCCCCAAACGTATAAATTTGCGCTTTCATTGCACCGGTCAATTCTGCAATTGTCGGAAACGTAAACGCGCCGGTAAAAGGTGCCAAAACGTTTGCCGGATCAAATATTGACGCAATCGAATCGATTGACAAAATATCACCAACACCCAACAAAATTTCAGAATCTTCAACCAATTTCACCGATGATTCAACCAAATTTTCGATTTCCGAAGTAACGAAATTATAGTCATCCATCATGTCAATGCATACATCAACAAAATCACGAATTTTTGCAATCTGTACGGTTCTTACTTTCCATTTTTTTTTCGTGGTGTGCGTTGACGTTGCACACGCTATTACAACCTTTGCGTCACGCGTAACAATATCTTCCTCACGATATTTCACAAATTCCGTTGAAACCGGAACACGACGAAACAAATCAATGATTCGCGTTGCACGAACCGGACGCATTGTTGTGCCTTCAATTTCTTGTGCGTACAATTCGCGACCATCAATGTCAACCGGATTTTGATTTGCTTTAACAATCAACGAAACAACACCGGATTTTTGACCAATGATGTTTTTTATGTTTTCTGCTTTCTCTTTAATCATGTCAAAAACTGACTTTTTTTTCATTGGTTGTTCTTTTTTAGATTCTTTTAATGCGTTGATTTGTGATTCCAATTCAACAAATTTTGTTTTTAATTCGGTTGTTTGATCGGTGTTCGCTTTTGCTTTTAACGATTCCAATTCCGATTTTAAGGATTCAACTTCCTCACTTGTTGCGAAACCATCTTTGATTTCGTCAATCACGTTTTGAATTTTTTCGACAACCATTTCCGGCGTCATTTCTAAATGTTCCATCTTTTATTTTTTTTGATGAATTAATAAATCTACTTTTTCCCAATCGAACGATTTTGATTGTTGTCCAACGGCAAAATGATTTTTGTCAACCGGTTTTGTGTTTACAACTTCAATCAAACGTGCGTTCAAAAACTTCAATTTCATTCCTAAATTATGAAAACGATCATCCGAACCACGTCCATTGTGGATTGATTTGATGACCAAATCCATTTGATTTGTCAATTTGTTTATTTCATTCACTTTGTCATCCATCGATTTCACGACGTCAACAACATTGGTTTGTTCATTTGATCCAAATGTGACCGCAGAACCTTCCCACAACTTTAATTCAGTTATTTGGAAAAAACCGCCGTTTGTTTTTGTTGAATCTTCCGCCCATTTTATTTTGTCCGAAATGTATTGAAATCCAATTGAATGTTCATTGATTATTCCTTCGTCGTAATCTCTTAACGCGTCCTCACCTTTCGTTGATGTTCCCAATTGACCAACCGCAAACAATCCGTTTTCATCTTCATTCAATTCAACAAATTTTCCAATTTGATGTTCCCAATCATGATGACGTAAAAATTGAATTTTGCGGTTTGACGTTGACAATGGACCATTTTGATTGATTGAATTTTTGAATGATCCGTTCAAAATCATGTCATCATCTGAATCAATGTTGTTGAATTTTGATAAATATATTGCGACTTGACGATTTTTTAAATCAATATCTTTGATTTCTGTCAATGATTTTGTTTCGTAATTTTTGAATTCTTTTTTCATTCGTTCGTTGTATTTTTACAAAAATACAAAATTTTTATATGTGCAACAATAAACGAATTTCATCATCTGTCAAATTTAACCCCATTTGAATAATTTTTTCAACGGCGTTTGCGCGTTTTTCCATTGCGTCCGATTGTTCCTTAATGTCATTTTGTAGAACGGCAACATGTGAAAAATCCGGAACCAAATGAACACCGGTTTCCGGCAATTTCCATTGGTTTGAAATGTTGTCATACATTTGTTTGGTTTCCGGTATTATTGTGTCTTGATATGTCATCCGCATACCTTCCCGAACATTTGAAAACGTTGATCCGGATTCCTTTGAAAAAATATGATGTGACATTCCGAACGCGTCAATGATTGCCATTCGATCGGCGTCTAATTCCTCGAACAACATCAAATCCTTTGTTGGAAAATTCATTGGCGTCCAACTGACATTTGATTCGGTCATGATAATTTCATCTTTGTTTCGACGTTTCCAATCGTTCCGAATGGTTTTTCGTTCTTCATCTGTCAACGGCAATGAACCGCCCATGTCGGATTTTTGTGTTGACAAAATTCCCAACGCGGTTAAATTTTCCAACAAAACATTTCGTTTTTTATATTGCGCAACAATATTTGACAACGGATATTTCAATGTTTCAATTCTGTTTGATGGATTGATCAAATTGATTCCATCCGGCGTTGTGAAATACAACATGTCATCGATTGAAATATTTTCGAAATCATTGTCATTGTAGTAAAATTTAAAACCATCAAACAAACCGCCGGAATCCAATTGATTCAAAAAACGTCCGGACAAATCAATTTTGATTTTTGATGTTGGCAATGGAATAATAATGTTTCGATAATCAAACGCCCTTTTTGGTGAATATGCAAAGGCGTTATTGAACAACGCGTCATTGATTGACAATGAAAAAATGACATCCGACCAACTTTGCGATGGATTCGGTTGATCAATAATTTTTTGCAACCATGCATGGTTTTCAATTACATTTCCATTATCATCAACAATTTTTGGTTTTGCGCTTGACATCATTGACGCGCGACGTTCAACAACCGACCGCAATTCCGGAATTGCCAAAAACAACTCAATTGGTTTGTTGGTATCAACCCAAACCGGTTTTTTCGTTCCCCAAAATTCATTTGTTTGATTTCGGTTTCTGTTCCAATCGTTTTTTCCGGACGCCCAACCAAACACCGATGACCAAAAATTGTTTTCCATTTTTATTGATTCGTGTATTTTTACAAAATTACAAAAAAATCACAACTTTGTTTTTTTTATATTATTTCCTTTTATTTCCTTTTATTTCCTTTGTTGCCGTTTGTTCAATTGTGTTGAACACTTGTTTAACACTTGTTGAACGTTTGTTGTCAAATATTAGTGAACATTGATTGAATCAACATTGACAAACCCGACAAACAATCCGGCGCGTCATCATGTTTGTTTTTTCCTTCCTTACTGAATGACAAAACGTTTTCAATAAATTGAACCGATTGTGGATTGTCATATTTCACGAATTTCATCCGGTTCAAAATGAAATCCGAATTCATGATGATTCTCGTCATTTTGTTTTGTGTATTTGGAACCGGCAAAATTCTACATTTTGTTTGTTTCTGCAATTGTCGTGAATAAATGGCACCCATTGAATTTGATTCAACGCGACAATATTTCACACCCCATTTTTCCAATTTGGACGCAACCATTGGAATTGTGACATCGGTGTTGGACCGGTCAAAAACATAATCGCAAACAATAATTTCCGAACCGCTTATTCCGGCAATTGACAACGCGGTGAAATCCGTTCCCATATCTGCGACGTCCAAATAAGCAATGAAACCATCAAAAATTGAATCTCCATTTGGATTTTTGCGGTCCATCATCAATTCAAATTCATTTGGATTCATTATTTCCAATGATCCAAACAAACGTCCGGTCAAATCAATTGGCGTTTGTTGATATTCCGCCAACCAAATTTCCGGTGTTGTTTTTTTTCTTTTTTCCAAATATTCATCCGTTGTCATCACATGTTCACAAAACGATTCATCATTTTCGTTCAATGCTTCTATCATGATTATTTTTTCATAAACGCCGGAATCAATGTTTTGACCAATCAAATCGTCGCGCGTCCAACGTGTACCGATGTCAATTCGTGAACATCCGGATTCAAAACGTGAATCGTGCGTTCCTTGTTTCCATTGGATGATTCGCGCGTTTTGGTTTTCGTTTATTGCGTCCTCTAAATTTCTATACAAATCATCTGTGATTGCTAATTTTGACGCGCCAAAACCAATGATTGTTCCACCAACACCGGCACCAAAATAACCAACTTGTTTTGATGAATTTGTGTTCCATCCATCCAAATTTGATTTGTCATCCGACAATCGGACATTTGGAAAAACTTGTTGAAATTGTTCCGAACGCACAATGTCACGCACGTCATAAGAAAATTTCTTGTACAACGTCGCGGTGCATGTGTTTCGCATAACGGATTCCGATGGATGTTTGCCAATGGTCCACGCACAAAACAATGATGTGATGAATGATTTTCCGGCGCGTGGTGGCATGGAAACCGACAACGATTTGATTTCACCATTTTCAATTTTTTGAAACGCCGTCGCGACATCCTTCAAAAATGTTCGTTGACTGAAAAATTGTTTGTCATAAAATTTGCAAAATGTCCAAAAATCACGACGGCACAATTCAAAAAACAACATTTGTTTGATGACATCATTTTTGTTCATTTTCAATTTTTAGCATTTGACGAATTTCATCCGTTGTCAATTGTGAAAAATCCGGTTGATTGAAATTCAAATCCATTTCAGATTTTTCAATATAACCGCGTGAACGCATTTTGCATTTCATGTAGAAAATTGTTGATGTTGTGTTTCCACCTTTTATTTGTTGAAACAATTCGTTTTCAACCATGTCATGAACGATTTCCGACAATTCATCAATTTGTTTTTTATATTCCGGATCATCGACGATCCATTGATAATGAGTTGAACGATGAATTTTTGCAACATTTGACGCCCTTGTGACAATACACAAATTGTTTTCCATTGCTTTCAACATCCGTTTTTTGGCGTTTATTGTTTGTGTTTGTTCGGGTTTCTCTTTTAATATGTCGGAATTTGTTGATTGTTTTTCGATTACCGGCGTTTTTTTGATTGAACGTGTGTTTGTTCGTTTGGTTGTTTTTGAATCGGTTTTTGCGGTGTTTTTGTTCGTTTCCATATTTTTAAAATTTTATATTCCGGTCCAATGTTCCGGATATTCGTTTTTCACTTTGAACGATGGACATGCTTTGTTCGCGACTTCATTGTGTCCGATCACCTTAATTTTCGGAAATCGTTTTACCATTTCAACAATAAAAACGTCAATCAATCGTTTTTGCGAATCTGTTCGGTTGTCAATTGCTTTGATGTTCTCGTCAATTCCGCCAATATATGAAATGTGAACGCCGTTTTGATTATAACCAATTGCGCCGTTTGTGACATTGTTAAAATCTGCCAAAACTGAAAAACCGGTCAACGGCAATATAATGTGATAACCGACGTTTTTCCATCCTTTGCGTTTCCACATTGCCAAAATTCCGCTAATTGTAGCGGTTTGATGTGACGCGGTGCAATGAATTGTCAATGATGTTATTTTTCGCTTTATTTCGGCGTTTCTTATGTATTGACGCAATTCATTTTCATCAATGGAAATCGGACAAATTTCGTTTGTGAACGGAACATCCAAAAAAACATCCTCGTCATCATTTCGTTCAGATTCCCTTTGCGCGGTCAATAATTCGGACAATGTGAATCGTTTATTGTTGAAAATTGGTTTGATCATGATTCAGTTTTTTATACGATCCACCAAAACAATTTCCACAACATAAATGGAATAAACAATGTGATGATTCGCGCAATGGTCCATTTGATGTTTTCCATGTTTTTCAAATAATCGGTGAATTTGTTGTGTGTTGCATGTGGCATGATGACGTGAATCAATCGGTCAATGCACCAAAATAACAACGCAACCGGAAAAATCAACATTCCGACAATTCGAATTTTCAATGATGGTTTTTTTGATGTTTGTTGTTCTTGTTTTTTCATGTTTTTTATTTATTGGTTTAATGCTGAATCACAAATTTAGTGAAAAAATAATGTTTTTCAATAATTCATTTTTTGTATGATGAAAATGTGGTGTCCACATTCAATGTTCCGGTTTGTTGAATATTTCCATCCAAATAATTTTTTAAAATAATTGACAACCGATGTTTGATTTGTTTGCATTCAAAATGTGTTTTTCTTTTTTCCATTGGAATTGATTCAACCATTAATTGAATTTTTTTCAAATGTGAATGAAGATCCAACACGAAAAAATGAACGCAATCAACACGACAATTGGCGCGTGTTTTTAAAAATCCAATCATTTCATCAAATGTTTTCATTTGGTCCGGTGTTGGCAAATTGTGAATGTCGTGTTCGTATTTTTCAAAATTTTCCATGTTTTATTTTTTTAGTTTTTAGTTACGCCTTTTGCGTTAGGTGCAATTACTCCCATTGTTCTGTAATTTTCATTGTTTCTATTTTAAAATATACTCTTGATATATTTCTATAATCATTCAAAAAAATAGGTATTAGTTTTTTCTTATTCCTTGCACCTATTTTTATAATTTCATCAACAATTCTATTGCTTGTAAAATCTTCCAATTTTTCAATCCCGTAATGGCTTCTAACGAAATCCAACCTTTTCCATCTTTTATGTCCTATTTCACCAAGAGTTATTATTAACCCTTTTTTAGCCATTTTTACACATAAATCAAAACAATCATAAGCGGAACCAAATGGATCAATATCTATTAAATCAAACTTTGCACCCTCATAATATAATTTGCATACTAATTTCTCCGCCTTTTCAGAATAGTAAGTATTAAATCTTTCATCTATATCGTTTGTATAAAGTTCCTCTACTTTACCATCATAATAAGAATTTGCACCAGAAAATAAATCTAAAACTAATTTAGGATTGATTTCTGCTAAAAATAAATCATTGTGTAAATATTTATCTTCTCTATGTGGTTCGTTATATGTAATGCCATTATTTTTAGCAATTCTTTTCATCTTTATAGAAACGCTAACTAATTCTCTATATAAAAACTTTGCTATATCTTTATTTTTAAATCCTTTTTCTTTAAGACTTAATGCCCATTCAATTTCATTTGAAGTCCATTTCCTAGGGTTATTTTTAGTTAGCCCACCATTTTTCGTTTCTTCACCTAAAAACCTTTTAGGGATATAATATTGTTCGTCTATATTAAATAATTTCATCTTTATTTATTTTAAATTAGTTCAAAAATATCCTTTGTCATTGTTCCGGATCCATTGCACCGGTCACAATTTATTGTTTTATAACATCCACCACAACAATCATTGGAATTGGTTCGGCAATCCAAAACATCCGTTTCACCGGATCCATCACATTCATCACAATCAATTTCAATTGTTGAATCGTGTTTTTGAATATCATTCAATTCCAATTCCAATGTTTTGTGATCAATTGTTGTGACAATTATTTTTCCGTTTTCGATTCCTTCAACAATTCCAAATGTTTTTTTCGAAATTATTTCAACTGAATCACCTTGTTCAAAACTATTCATAAATATTAATTTTTAAGTTATACAATTTCAACAAATCATCATCCGACAATTTGTCAAATATTTCAAACAAATCGTTTCTAAATTGTGGCGGTTCATGTGTATATTTTCCAACTAATTCCAAACCGCGTTTTCTATATTCACACGTTTCCAACAATGTCAATTTGTGAATCATATTTTCCCTAATCATTTTATTTTTCATTTTGTTTTTTTTAAGTGGAACCGAACAACGCGTCCGGTTCCTTTTTTATGATTAAAATTCGAAAGTGAAACCATTCATTTTTTTTGCACAATCATTTCCAATTTTGAAAAAACCTTGTGATTCGATTTCGGTTCCCTTTATAAATTCAACGCCATCGACAACAATTGTTTCGTGTGTGTTGTAAGCCATCCAATCAACCCCCATGTGAACAACTTTTGAATCTGTTTCCTTCATTGGTTTTCCGCAACATTCACATTGGTTTTGAATTTCCCCAAATTTATCAATATTTCGTTCACGAATTGGTGAAACATAAAGCGATTGATTTTCAACATTTTGTGTGTTTTTTGTGTTCATTTTGTTTTGTTTTTTGTGTTTCTTGAATACAAATATATAAATTAAACTTATATAAACAACACATTGCACAAAAAAAACACAAAAAAAAACGTCCAACATTGCCGGACGTTTAATTTTTACAAAATGTTTCGATTTCGTAATTCCACAAAACAACGGATTGTTGCGTGAACATCCGACAACGCGTCATGTGAATTCTCAAAACCACAATTAAACAATTTACGATGTAATTCATCCAAACGTGGAAATTTCAAACCGCCGTTTTTGTTTTTCGCCTTGCAAAAATTCATCGATTGTTTCATTGTGCAAATTTTATGTTCCGGTTTTTTCATCGGTGCAATGTTGTATCGAATCATTTCCGCCGACATGATTTTGTGATCAAACGTTAAATTGTGCGCAATTATCGTTTTTGACCGGTCAACCGCGTCACAAAAACGAATTAAAGCGTCCGACATTGGAATTCCTTTTTGCGCGTTTGTTTCGGTGCTGAATCCGTTTTCAATCCAAAAACGTTCGTTTGGAATGGTCCATCCATCCGGAATGATTAATTCACAAAACGAATCGATTTCATTGAATTGTTCATCCAACAAAACGAACGCCAATTGAATGACGTTTGGAAAATTGTTTGTGTGTGATGGTGACGCGTCCATGTTTTTAATCAATCCGTTTGTTTCGGTGTCAAATATCAAATACATTGTTTTTATTTTTTAGTGAAAACCGGATCACAATTCATGATCCGGTTTTTGTTTTATGAAATTATTTCCGCAATTCGTTCGATGGTTGTCAAATTCAAACCGCGTTGTTTGTTCAAAAACAAATACAATTGATTTGGATGAACGCCGGTCAACACCGCGAAACCATGTGTTGACATTTCATTCTTTTGGCAATATACATGAATGATGTCACGAATGTCATTCGACAAATGTTTCAATTGCTTAATCTCGATTTTTTTTGATTGTTGTTTTTCCATTGTGTTTTGTTTTTAAAATGGCAAATCATCATCCGGATCCGTTGATTGAATTGTTTCCGGTTGTGGATTCTGTTTTGGTTTTTGTGGCGTTTGTGTTGCCGGTTTTGACGAAACGTTCATGTCATTTTGGATTGATATTTTCCAACCTTGCAACGTTACAAAATATTTCACTTCACCATTCGGACCGGTCCATTCCTTGCCACGAATATTGATGTCAATTTCAACATGATCATCCAATTTCAAACCATCCAACAAATCACATTGATCATTGGTAAATTGAACCAATATTTGTTGCGCGTATGTTCCACCGCTATTGATTACACATTCGCGTTTTCTGAATGTTTGACTAATTTGTTGAACATCGAAAATTGTTTCGATTGTTCCAACGATTTTGTTTTCGTACATAATTATTTAATTTGTAAATTTTTATTTTCCACCAATTCAACGCCGTTGATGGTTTTTCCGGCTTTCAAATCACTTTTGATTTGATTTTTATCAATTTTTGTTGTGACAACATTTGTTTTATATTCTTTTGGAACCTTTGATTCATCCAATATTTCCAATGTTGTTGATTTTCTGAATGAAATTTTTGACGTTGCCGTTGTGATTTCGTTGATGTCACAAATAATCATTGCATTTGACAACGCGTTTTTCAAACGATCGATTGCGTTCGTTCGTGTTTTTTTCAAACCTTGCAACCTTTTAATTTCTGAATCAATTATGTCATTGTCATATTCCATTGACCGGATCACATAAGCATAATTTGACGATTTTTCATTCAAATTTGATTCTGCAATTGTCAACATTTGTTCCAATTGTGGCGTCAATTCACCATCGTTTTCAATCAATTCATTCATGATTGATTGCATTTCCATTGAAATCTGAAATAAATTTCCCATTTTGTTTTTGTTTTTTGTGTTTATATTACTTTGTTAACTCATTTTTTTTGATTGATTCAATCAATTTGTTCAATTCGATTTGTTGCGCATTTGTCAATTGAAATTTTTCAATCAATTTTTCGGATGTGAATTCGTTTTTCTCTATTGACGCCAACGCATTTTCAAAACGTTTTTTGTCGATTGCCGGTTTTGGTGGCGTCCATCCTTCCGGCAAATCCTCACCGCTATAAATATAAATTCCCAATCCAAACATTGCCAAATTTTTGACCAAACAACGCATGATTGCCGTATTGATGTCAAACATTGTTGCCGGTTCAACAAATTTTTCAATCATTTGTCCGGTTTTTTTGCCGTTTGACCATTCGTTGACAGAATATGACCATTTTTCCGATTTCATTGATTTGTGCGCACCATCCATGACCGGCAACCACATTTCATGTGATTCGTCATTTGCGGTGACGCGCGTTGAAACCATAATTCCAAAACCATCAACCATGTAAGGAAATCCGGTTTTTTCATCACGAATGATTTCATATTTCGCATTTGGAACGTGTTTTTTGAATTCGGACCACGCCCACGACCAAGACAAATAAGTCAATCCGTTTCTTTTTTCTGTTTTATCGTTGACGTTAATTTTCGACAACAATTCAAACAATGATTCATTTGTTTTCATGTGTTTTGTTTTTTGTTTTTTGTTATTAAAATTTAATCATTTAAACGATGTGATATGTCGGAAAATAGTTTGATTTTTATTTCCTCTTTTAATAGTTTTACTAATTCTATTAAAACTAATTGTTCATCATTATTTTCCGGTGCTAAATTCAAAATCTCATTGGCGTTCAATGGATTTTTTAGAATTTTCATTTTTTGTAATTGATCTAATGTTTTCATGTCCTTTGTTTTGTTGTTCGTTATGGATGTGAATCCCTCTCTTTTTTTTTTAATGCTTTTTATATCCATTCGTTAACATTACATAACCCCTTATTAAAGAGAATGGATGTTGTGAAAAATTTGATATAAATTCATTTTTTGAAATATTTGTTTGTTGAACAAAATAGTTGAAATTTATAGAACAACTTTTTATAGTTATATTATTTTTTTTTGACTCTAATTCGAATAATTCAATTGCTTTTTTAATGTTTTGTGTGTTCATTTTGTTTTGTTTTTTGTCGTGTGATTCGTTTCACACATTGCAAATATATAAATTAAACTTATATAAACAAGCATTGAACAAAAAAAAAAGTAAAAAAAAATCATGATCCGGTTTCAATCTCTTTTTTTAGGTTTGAAATATGTTGATTCATGCAATTCAAAATTTCATTTGCTGAATCAAAAACAAATTTCATTTGGTGAAACAATCCATCAAACGATTTTTCATTTGCGTAATCATCCAACGAATTGATTTTTCCATGTTCCGTTGCCTTTGTGACCGGATGTCCGGAATCCAACATTTGTTTGACTGAATTTCGGCGCGTTCGTTCTGTTTCCACTTCCAATTGTTTCCACGTTTTACGAACGTTTCCCAATTCGGTTGAATACCAAAACAATAATGTTGACAATTGGATTCGTTGATTCATCAAATCGTTTATTCCGGTGAAATCCGGCGGTGTTTCATAATACCAACGAACGATTTCATTTATTTTCATGGTGATTTGTTCAATGTTGTTCATCCTTCAATACTTTTATTTTCAATTTACAAATTTCGATCATCTTTTTTATTTCCGGAATTGTTGGTTTCCATTTTTCGTGACGATGATCATCCAACCATTGCAATTGTTCAATTGTGATTCGTTGTGTGATTCTTTGCCTATATTCCAACGCGTTTGATCCTTTGTGTTGATTACATTGAACACATTGACCATGCACATTGAATTCGTTGAATCTTAAAAAACCATAAGTTTTTGCGTAAAAATGACCGGCGTCATATTTTGTTCCTTTCAAATTGCAACCACACGAAACACAACCATAATTTTCATCACGAATTCGGATCATCCGGTTGAACACTTTTTCCAAATCAATTTTCCATTCCGACAATGTTTTTGTTTCCCATTCATTTTTCAATTCATTTGTTCGTTTTCGTGACTTTTTTATTGCCTCACTTTTGATTTTTTGATTCGAAAATTCAATTGAACATTTAACAGAACAAACACGTTGTGTTGTTTTGAATGGAAAAAAATCGATTCCGCAAATTGAACATTTTTTGTTTTTTCTAATCATTTAAAATGGTGTTTCATCATGATCAAATTCCGATTGAAAATTTTTAATTGCCTTGTTTGTTTCAATGAATGAATCCGGATTTGATTCAAACCAATTTGTTTTTTTTGAATCATTCCATTGTGAAAATTTCAAATCAACATCCATTTTATGAATTCCAATTTCGCCATCACGATTTTTTGCGACAATAAATTCACCGATGTTTTCCGTTGATTCACCGGAATCATCTGACATGGTTCCATAATATTCCGGTCGATGAAGGAACGCAACAATTGACGCGTCTTGTTCTATTTCGCCGGATTCCTTCAAATCGGTTAATTTTGGACGCGCACCCAATTTTGAACCTTCGCGTGACAATTGCGCCAACGCTATTGATGGAATTTTCAATTGCATTGACAAACGTTTTAATTCGTTTGAAATTCGTGTGACCTCTAAATATCTATTTTCCGATTTTTCCGGAACGATTTTTTGCAAATAATCAACAAAAAACGCGTCAATTCCGGTTGTGTTTTTCAGTTTAATCAATTTTTTTGTGATGTCCAAAATATTGTGTGAACCTTCAAAAAAATGAACGTTGTTCCATTCCGGTTGTTTTTGGACCTCGAAAATCAAATCCAATTCATTTTGATTGCATTTTCCAAAACGCATTTTGTTTGAATCTATTTCACAAACATTCGCCAACATTCGACGCATTATTTGAACGTTTGACATTTCCAATGAAAAAACCGCAATTTTTTTGTTTTGATCAAACGCCATTTTTTTGATTGCTGAAATCATCCACGCCGTTTTTCCCATTGCCGGACGTCCACCGACAACCATCATGTCAACCGGTTCCAACACCACGTTTTGTTTCAACGCGTCAAAACCTATTTCAACACCGGTTTGTTCGCCGTTTTTGACTTTGTTGTGTAATTCAATCACGTTGAAAATGTGATCAACGTTGTTCATTTCCTTTGATTCATCATTCAAAATCATTTTTTTTGCTGAATCCATCAATTCAATCATTTTGTCAACACTTCCGTTCGGTGATTTGATTTCATTTCCGAAATTCTGAATGAACAATGACATTTGACGTTTCAAAAAATCATGATTGATTTCGTTCAAAAGTGATTCGATATTTATAAAATTGGATTGATTCGCCAATTCTGAAATAATTGATGGCATTTCCGGACGTAATTGTTTTTTGTGACGCAATTGATCAATAATCAAATACATG